TAAAATAATTGCGCATTCGTTTTCTATCATTATGATTTTTATGTGAATAATATTTAAGCGGAGTTCTATCTTTATATTGTTGATAATCTGACGCTCCAAAATGTATTTTGCGTATTTTTTTGGTTGTCTTATTTTGGACAAAGGCTGTGTATTTTTTTCCAGGCGGTCCTTTTTCAAATTTTATGATTTTTTCTTTCATACTTTTATTCATACTTTTATTCATACTTTTATTCATACTTTTATTCATATTATAATATTTTTATATATAATAAATATTATAGTATTATAGTATTATAGTATAATAGTAATTAAAAATGATAAATATACCTATTAAATACTTACCTCGTCGTCTTAGTTTGAAAGATAAAAAACTACAAATTAAACAATTAAAAGCCTCACGTAACGCATATAAAAAGAAGCGCTATTTAACACGAAAAAACGTTGACTCATATAAATCCAAAAAATCGGCTCATATAGCAAAAGCGCAAAAGTTATATAAACTTAAAAATATAGCAATAAATTCTGACTTAGTAAATGCAACGGGTTGTTCCAAAAATGCTTTATTACAAATTGTTAAAAAAGGTCGCGGCGCATATTATTCTTCGGGTTCGCGCCCGAATCAAAGCGCACATAGTTGGGGCTATGCGCGTTTAGCAAGTGCTGTTAGTGGAGGCAAAGCATCAGCAATAGATTATAAAATATTGGAACGTGGTTGTTCATCAAATTCAAAAGCACTAAAATTAGCACTTAAAGCGAAAAATAATGGAACACGAAAAGTTCCAAAAATTAAATTAGTATAAGCTATATATAATACATAGATTTAGCTATTATATAAGAGCCCACCAAAACCATTTTGAAAAATTAATAAATTGTATTTTTCTTCCATTATATACAAATTATAATAATATTTATAGATGTTTGTAGGGTCTTTTGATGTTGCTATTATTGCGCCTGTTGCTGGGTCACAAATAGTTGTGAACTCCACATTACTGCTGTCTATTGGTGGATTAGCAAAATTATTATATTCAAATTCAATCGTTTTAAATTTATTTGTATTAAATGCACCATTTGGTTGTAATTTATAAGGGTCTGTTGTTAAAGCAAAATTGTAATAATATAAACCAACTTTCGAATTGGATCCATTTGACTTATTATATTTTTCTATTCTGCTAAATACGCTGCTATCAAATGTTTGTTCTCTATATTTGCCATCACATATTATACCAAAATTTTTCATAATTTCACATACATTAGTTTGTTCGTAAATAGACGGATTATATCCAGTATAATAAATATTTTTGGAAATATCACCACTATAAGTAAAATGAGGACTATAATATACATAGGATAAGTGTGGTGTTGTAACTTTCTTCAAATCATTTGGAATACTATTTTCATAAGGCCAATTAGTATAATTAGACCATTCATTGCGTTCCTTAACATCACTTCTTTGAAAATACCACATCCAACTACTAATTAATCCGTTTGATTCTAATTTAATTTTATTAGTCTTAATAACTTCTTTAAAACTATATTCTTTTACCTCTTTAATTAAATAATTCTGACTATTTTTAGCAAACATTTCTCGTTCGGCATTATCAAGAAAACATTGAGTACATAGCAAATGTATATTACTATTTATTCTACTTGTCAAATTAATATAAATGTCTCCAGATAGTGTTGTCACTGGCGGTGGATTAATAAATCGATTAAATTGATATTCTGTTGTTGTTTGAAGTGGATGTATTTGAGGAATATTATTATAGTTAGTTATTTTGTAAGTATTTACACTCATATCGTATAATACGTCTTTAATAGTAAATAATTGTTGTAATGGTCGCAATTTAAAATCAATAACCAAATTACTGTATTGTAAGCATATTAATGGAAACGACATAAAAGACGACATTGTGAACCAGCTGTTAATTGGTATATATAAATTATATTCTCTTATAGATGGTTCAATACCGCTTATATCAGTATTTGTTCCATTTATATTAAATGCATTAGGATAATTGTTGTTTCGGTTATTGAAATTAGCTGGGTCATTTAGTTCGCTAATATTTCCTGTCATAATATCAAATAACTCTTTTTTATGAGAATCAAAATCGCGTTCAACAACATTTTGCAAATAAGTACCGCTAAATTTTTGAATAGTTATTCCATCAATCATTATTTTAACTTCTTCCATTATTTGACATCCAATATGCTTAATCCATTTAAATTCGTATGGTCTATAAACAGCACTAATATCACTATATTTATTATAATAGTATACTGGACTCCATATTGCTGGTAATTTTAGTACTAAATAAGTATCCATCAATAAGTCACCATAACGTTCTATTTTAAAACTGAAGGTTGTAGATTTTGAAACCTCCAATTCTTTTTGTCCGACTTGGTCTATCCTAAATTTTTGTAACCCAAAATTAGTATATTTTGAATATGTGGATTTAAAGAAACTTTTAGTAGGATTACCTGTCAACATAACATTTTGATCGCCAATAGCTATTAAGTTTAATAGTCCACCCGCCATAGTCTAATAATTTATATACTATAATAATTTTATACTAATATTAAAGTAATTTGTTAATTTTTTTAATTTGTTAATTTTTTTAATTTGTTAATTTTTTTAATTTGTTAATTAGTTAAATTAGTTAATTAATAAACTACTAAAGTATTTTAGTTAAAATTAAATGTTTTAATATATAAATATGGGCGATACAAATAATAAAGATAAAAATACTAGTTTTTATGAAATGAGTAAAAAGTTTTATAATGATTATTTTGGTGGTGACCCTAAAAACGCTACTCCATCAATATATTTGTATATGACAATGAGTATTGTAATTTTAATATTGTTAATATTATTTGGTTGGATATATGATAGATTAGCATTAGAACAACGAACATGTGATAAATTAGAGAAATATTATAGGTCTAATATTGGAAAATCTTATTTTACAAGTGCTAATACTGTTGAAGCAAGTAGCGCAACGGATCTAACTACAACTAAATTTGATGTATCTAATTCTATATTTAAAAATTATTATGTTAAAAGTGCTTATAATTGTTGTTGCGGTGATGGCTATAAAAATAATTTTGTTAATTTATGTGCTTTAGAAAAAACGATTTCTAATGGATGTCGATTTCTAGATTTTGAAATTTATTCATATAATAATAAACCAATAGTAGCTTCCTCCACCGCAAATAGCAACTTTATAAAAGAAACATATAACTCTTTAGATTTGGGCGATGTATTAAGTAGTGTTACAACGCGAGCTTTTGACGCTATTCATACAAATTGTAATCGCGATCCTTTGATTTTAAATTTTAGAGTTATGAGCACAAATTTGACTATGTTAGAAAAAATGGGTGCTCTATTTGAACAATACTTAGATCTAGCTACTTCAGATAGTACCACTTTTCGCATAATGAAACAACATAATTATACAACTGGCTCAATATTAAACGTCCAAATGAAAGACCTATACAAAACAGTTATTGTTATATGTGATTTTTATCCATCAAATAATATAATAGAAACTAATAATGTATTGGCAAAATTGAAAACTTATATTAATTTAAAGGGAAAAAGTACATATTGTAAAACCTATAGATATACTGAAATTGCGGGTAAAACTAGCCAGTTTATAGATGAAACAAAGAGAAATTTTGTTATTGTATTGCCTAATTTGAATAATTCTGTAAATAATAATGAGTTTGCGTCATCTTATGGTTACGGATGTAATGCTATAGCTATGAAATATCAAACTAAAGACGCGAATTTAGAAAGCTATATAGCACAATTTACAAATAAAGGAAACTATTCATGGATTTTAAAACCTAATCATTTAATTGCCAATGTTCCAAGTGGTTTTGCTATTATTCCTTTTACAAGTCATAAACCAATACCAGATGTTGCTAGTACATTACAAACTCTTTTATCACAGCAATAATATACACTAGCATTTTCTATTTTCTATTTTCTATTTTCTATTTTCTATTTTCTATTTTCTATTTTCTATTTTCTATTTTCTATTTTCTATTTTCTATTTTCTATTTTCTATTTT